TTTTGTCTCCAACTCTAAAATCAAAACCTTTGAAGTTTTCGTTAAAAACATTATTGGTACCTTGCTCAAATTGCTTGTACTGCTTCTCTTGGATCTCATTGGTAGCGGTTTGTTTTTGGTTATATTCGTTATAAAAGTTAATAGCATCTTGCTGATCTTTAGACAACTTAGAACTCAACTTGACTTCTTTGTAATATTCGTCTTTTAAACCAGTAAGAAACTTTTTAGCTTTCGCAACTTCTTCTTTCAAGGCCAACTTCTTTTTTCTAATATCACGTTGTTCATCTAACTCTTCATCAAATGAAAAACTATCTTCAATTAAAAAATCAATCTCGCTATTATCTAAGTGAGACTTGGTTGACTTGTAATATTCTTTTAATAATGTGTTGTCATCTACATTTGTATAGTCTGCGTTTAATCTTGCATAATCTTCTATACTTCCACCAGTTTCTTCCATAAACTTTACCAAACTTTCAATGTTTTCTGGTAATTGTCTTTGTTCTTGTACTGGTTGTTTTTCTTCTACAACAGGTTGCTCTACAACAGGCTGCTGTTCTTTAACAGGCTCTTCTTCTGTTACTTCTTGTATAACTTGCTCCTCAACTTGCTGTTCAACCTGTTCTTTATTGTCTGACTCTTGCGGTTCTTCATCTTGTGTTTGCACCCGCACTTCTTCTTTAGCATCTGTATCAGCGTTTTGTTGTTCTTTAAATTTTTTAAGTTTACCTAAATCAAGCTTTATTGTACCGTCTTTTGTTTTTTCTTTATAGGTAACTTCTTCTTTTTTAGGTTCTTCAGCTGTAGTCTCAACTTGATCTACAACTTCATCTTTGATCTCTTCGATCGGTTGTGTTTGTTCTGACATGATAAAATATTATATAATTGTTTGTTTTTATTTAACGCGGCTCAAACTGTTCAAGTCCAAACCCACCTAATGTATCTTGTCCTGCGGACTCAAAGTTTTTAGGCGGCGCGTTAGTTTTTCTTTGATTTATAAGCTCACTTTGCTGTGATGCTTGTATTTTAGTTCTTTCGTCTTTACGATCTTCTTTGAACTTATCTTTTTCTCTAGCAATAGCTATTTGTCCTTGCTGTAGCTGCTTGTTAATTTCAAACTCATATTGCATTAACTCTTTTTTAATTGCAGCTTCTCTTTCCATTTTAGCTATTTCAAGCTGTGACTTCATTTGCTCTAGCTGAGCTTTTGATTCTGTAAGAGCTTGTTGCTTTTGCATATCAGCGGCAGCTGATGCTTGAGCAGCTTGCGCGTTTGCTTGACTTTGCGCTTGTATGTTTGCTTGAGCTTGTTGTTGATCTAGCTCTTGTTTTTTCTTGCGTCTTATTTTAAGTAATTGATTAGCTAGCTTTAAATTTCTAACTTCTCTAATATCAATGGCGTCTTCAAGATTTATTTGATTAGATTTCAAAGCTACTTGTATATTATTCTCAAGCATTGACTTTTCTTCTTCATCAGGTGCTAATTCTATAAATATACCAAAATCGTGTAAGTGTAAATTAGACATTTCTTCTAAAGTAGAAACATTAAATTTACCTAAAGTTTTTATAAATGATTCTTTAGTTGGTGAATATTCTATTACATCAGAAACACGCATTGCAATACACTCTGCCATTGTTAGGGTTATAAACAAGCTTGACTGCAATATGTGTCTTGTTGCTGTATTAGAATTAGCAGCAGCAATTTTTTGTATACCTACTAATGCGTTTTTGTCTGGTAAACTACCATCTCTAGCTTCGTTTAAACCAGTAACATCACGCATCATTTGTAAATAATAATTATATGTATTTATTAAAGATGCTATTTTATTATTACCTCCGCTTGTATTTATTTCTCTTATAGGTAATGCACCTCTATTCATATCACCATCTTGATTCATAGATCTACCAATAACACTACCTGTCTGGAAGTACATGTTTAAAGCTTCTGAAGGATTATAATTTGTTCCATTACCAAGATCAACTTCAGCTAAACCATCAGCGTCTAAATAAACACCATCTGGTACCATACGTGATAATACTTGTTGAAGTTTTAAATGTGTTATTTGTATCATATCAGCAAAGCTAGTCATACGACTAACTAAACTTTCAATACGACCTTCATACATACGAGGCGCACACAAGGCGTAACTCATCTGAGCTTTAGTAGTATCTGCTTTTGGTCGCATCATATTTTTCTTCAACTCCCATTTTAAAACATCTTTACTACCAATTACTTTTACACCTTCGTATATAACTTCAATAGCTCTATCTACTTTTTCAAAATCTTCTGCATTTGGTGGATTAAAACTGTCGTCTTTTTCAATAGCTTTTTTACCACCACTAGCTGTAGTTTTTATTTTATGAACCTGATTAGCGTATGTTTTATATTCAAAATACAATACTGATACACTATTTTCTTCTTCAGCTTTTGAATTATGCTTATAAGCTATATTGTTATAGCCTTTATAACCACTATATTCTTTTAGCTGATCATCTGTTAGCTCAGGAAACTCTTTTTTGAGCTCGTTTAAGTATATTTCTTTTACTTCACCTACATAATATATATCATCAAAATAAGGTGAATCAGTATTAGAATAAACTAAATTAGCAGGATCTACATATTCTACTTTAATACCTTCTGCTTTATTAAAAGAACTTTTAGCAGCACCGATACCTAAAACAACTAAATCATTGTTTATTCTTTTAGATATATACTCGTATTTATTTTTGTCAAAAACACTGTTTATAGCTTCTTCTTCTGCTATTTCAATAGACTGTTTATAGTCTAACTGCATGTGAAGCTCAAGTTCTTGTGTAGACTCAGGTAGCTTACTTTGATCTGTTTCATATAAATCTATATTAAAATCAGCTTTAACCATGTCATTAAAAGACTTAGTATTCATGTCTTTTGCTATTTTAGTAACATAGTCTGTGCGCTCTTGTATTGAAGCTGGGTCTTGTGAATAAGCTTTTATATTGTATAATCTATCAGCCATTCCATTAACAACAATATCAACAAACTTTGGTATAATAGGTACTGGCTTCCAGTCTAAGTTTAAATAAGACAAATCACCATTAATAGATAATTCATCTTTATATTTTCTAACTGATTGCTCTCCTCTAGCATAAAGTCTTAGAGAGTTATAAGCTCTTCTAGACGAACCATATCTACCGGATCCGTTTTTATCATTGTAGTCTGTTTTGTTATTAAACCACTCATGCTCAATAGCTCTACCAACTTTAGCGCCATACTCAGATGTCATTTTTTCTAAATCACTAACCGCTTGGCTGGGAAAAGAACTTTTTATAGCTTTGTTAACCATTTATTTAAATTATTTTTGATCTTGATCCTTTGTTATTATACCTTCTTATTCCAAGGTCTATGTTCATAACCTTTCTTTGCTGCGTTGGCGCATAAAGATTTTTATTACAAGCCATTATTGCAAGTCCAGAGCTTATTGAAGCATCAAATTTTGTTCTATTATTTATATCAAACTTAGCCCAGTCTTCTAGTGTTCTACTAAAATACATATTACCGCAGCCTTGTTCGTTTTGCCCTACATATTTTTCTATATAAGACTCTATAGCTGCAGCATGAGACTGTTTCATATCTACAGATGAATTAGGTATACCACCTATTTCTTTTTCAGTTACAGATAACTTATTATAAATTTTATCTGGTCTATTCATAGAATAACCTCTATAACCTCTTCTTTTAAAATGGTATAATAATCTTGGTTTATTATTTTCAGCAAGTATAGGCATGCCATAAAAAATACAAGCCATAAGCACATCTTCAAAAAACATCTCAGCTGTTTGTGGCCTAGCAACATATTCTAAAAAAAACATATTAGAAGGTGCTTCTTCCATTGAAAACTTAGTAAGTCCGTGTAATGCACCGTTTGAACCTATACCATCTACAGTACCTGATATATCATAACTATCACAACCAAAAGCACCTATGTGATCATTGGCAGGATATTTAACACCGTTTTTTAATCGCATACGGTTTTGCATTTCAACTATAGGCACCCAAGATACTTTAAATCTTCCATTTTTATTTGGCATAAACTCTACAGTAGTATCTTTTATACCATTTTTCCATTGAAACGAGCCTGTAGATATAATGCTAGAATTATTAATATCGTCGTTATAATCTATTTGCTCATATATTTTTGTCAAGTTAAAAAGCGACTGTTTTGCTTCATCTCTAAAAGCGTGACTTTCAGTGCGAGGAAACTGTCTATAAAACTCATTTAAACTGTCTTGATCGTTTTTTAATCCTTCAACTTCGTTTTGCCAATACTCTATTACACCTTGCTTTATTTTGTCTTTAAACGCATTGAGTACCGGTGTGTTTGGAGTGTCGAAGACAGGTGCTCCATACATATCAATATATCCTTCGTAGTTCCATTCCATAGGTATGAACAAAGAATATAATCCTGAGCTAGTCTGTCCATTGCGGTTTCTTTTTGTAACGTCTGAATCATAGTACAGTTTTTTAAAATTATCACCACCTTTATCTAATGAGTTACTTGTTGAACCCATCATACATTTGCCTATAATTTTACTACCTAATCTTAATGTTGTTTTCGTAACCCTCCAGTTGTTGAGGATGTTGTTCGGCCTTTCCCATTTACCGCTCTCGTCGTGGACAAGTAGCTTGAGCTTCTCACCGTCGTAGGAGTTGTCACCCGTGTTCTTCCAGTCGATCGTGGTGTCAAGTCCGTCGAGCTCCTGTAATTTCTCGTTTGTCTCAAGTTTCTTACGGGTGTACTTCGTTGCGGGTACTCTATACGCGAGTTCTGTCTTTGGACGGTCCATTCCGTCCTGTATTGGTTTGAAAAAGAAGGGGTAATTAACCGATATCGGTACCACCTTGTCTGTAAACATCTTCTTCGCATCAGGTCCAGATTTAGATAATATTCCATATCTAGAGTCAGAGGATATGGTTGCCAAGTTAACCACCTCTCCTGAGGCCATAAACGAAAACCCAGAACGTCTGTTCTTAAGGTAGCACAATCCATAACAACGGGCATCGGCCTTGCAAGCCTCCCAAAATATATAGAATAATCTATTTGACTCGCGAAAGTCTGGCTGCCCGACATCAATTTTACTCCACTGCAAGTACATGTAATGAGTGCCAGTAATATAAGTAGGAACGTCTTTGTTATAAAACCAAAAACCTTCTTCCCTAAAGGTAAACTCATTATCGATGTAATCATACCATTGTTCTTTAAATTCTGTAGGATATTGCTCCCAGTCAAATACTGACTTTATTTTTTTCAACACTTTAGGATATTCTGTATATTCCCAAGTATTTGAATTAAATTTTTTTATATTAACAGGTTTAGGTAAAGCTATTTTTAAATTTTGTATTTCATATATATCACCTATCTCACCTGTTTTAGATATAACAACCATGTCATAGTCTTCGTTATATCCATAATTCCACTTTTTATACCTATTGTTTTTGTTTAATGTTTTAGGCTTTATGTAGTCTTTTAGTATTTTTACTAGAGTTTGTTTATAACTCATTTTGATCTACCTTCAGCAAAACCTTTAAAAGCTCTTTGTTCTTTAACTTCTTTAGGTTTATCATTTAACATATCTTCCTCTTCTTGTATACGAGTAAGTATTTCAAAGGCATCAAATATAGCTAGCTTTTTTGTTGCCGCCGCGTTTTTTAAACGATCAGCAGATATATCATCATCTGAATCAACTATAGGTTCTTTTGCAACCTTAATAAGTTCTTCCACAGCCTTTTGCCCAGCTTGGATTATATTCAACTTCGTCTCCTTTGTATTCATATTTAATTGTAATGTCTTTAGACTGCATGCGATATAATCTATTATTATCTATAACAAATTCATATTCGCTATTAAGGTTAAATCCTATTAAGTCTCCTTCGTTTATTCCTAACGCTTCTAACGACTTATTACCATATTTTAATACCCCAATATGCTTTCTTTCTTTTTCAGTCGTTATAATGTCTTTTTTATTATTAAGTATAGGTTTTACAAAGCAGTAGTTTAAAGGAGCTTTCCACTCATTGTTTTGCTTGTATAAAAATATTTGATCGTAATAACAAAAATACATATCTTCTTTAAAATATGAACTACTGTTTTTTTCTCTACCTTTTATATCATAAAACCTTCTAAAAACATTATGATGCACTATTACTTTGTCACCAACTTTTATATTTGTTTTACCAACTAAAGGTATTGATTTTACTATACCAACTCTATTAACAAACTTATGATCGTCCATAGTTGTGTTAACAATAAGCTTCTTACCATTAATATCTACTTCATTATTATACCTGTTGTTTTCTGGTTCTATAATAAAGTTATATAAACTTTGCATTAATATTCTAGATTATATTCAATTGATATAGCCATATTAGAATTAAATTTTTTCCAAGGTATGACTTCATTGTTTTTTTCGATATATATATTATATGATCCGTCTTTTTGATCGTGTAATATATCAGATATACAATGACCTCCGTAAACCTGCTGGCCTACGGAGTAATGCATTGCTTCGTTTTTATAATCTGCGCCTATGCTTATTTTTCTAATTAGCTTCGCCATCTTCTTCAACTTCTTCTTCTACGATTTCTTCGTAAGATCCGTCTTCAAGATTTACAGTTATTTTACCGTATTTTTCTTCAAGAGTAGCGTTTAGCTCTTTTGACTTACCTACAACTTCTGCAAACGCATGGAGTAGTTCGTGCTTTTGAGCTTCTACAACACCTATGTCAGATATTAATTTTAATTTAGTAGATTCTTGAGCTCTTAACTGCTCTAGTTCTTTTTCTTCAATTTTTTTACTCATTTTGATTTTATTTAATTATTATTTAATTTACTATATATTAATCACTTATAATATACTTTATTTACTTTTAAAAACATTTGTAGCCTTTTCTGTCGTGCGACCTCCGAAATAGGCTAATACGACCGCCATCATAACTTTCTCGAAAGTGTCGTTCCACGTAACACCTATATTAAAAGGTATAGTGTCAACTGAATCTAATATACCAGCTAAGGAAAATATACATATACACCACACTAAAACTAATGGGCGTACATTTTTAGAAAGCCACGAGTCAGACATGCTATCTGCTTGCCAACGCGTTGTTATAGCTTCTATTTCTTTATTTTGTTGTTCGTATATTAATTGTTGTAATTTAATTTTGTCTTCATTAGATACATCTGATTTAGTTATTTCAGCTATAGCTTCTTTAGGCGACATAACACCTTGCAGAACATTACCAAGTGTTGGGTTTATTACACCAGCCGCTCCTAGCAATAGTTTACCTACAGTTGTATCTTTAAACTTTTTTTTATTACTCATTACCATTTAACTTTATTAGCCCAGTAAGCTGCACTTAGTTTACCTTTAGCTATATTTTTTCTATGTCTAGCTTTAAAGCTTTTACGTCTTGCTTTTTGTTTTGCTGACTCACCTTTTTTAGGCTTACCAGCTGTTGTAACACCTTGTTGGCCGAACCTTATAATCTTCTGAATACCACCAGAGCAAGCTTTAACCACATGTGATTTTGTCTTGTGACTAGGCGTTCTTCGCGGCTTATTACAAGCCATTTTACTTTTATTTAGCTTAGCCATTTTGTGTTACAAATTTAAAGCGTCAATACGAGATTTTTGATCAGAAGAAAGTGTAGATACAAATAAAGGCGCTGCCATTTTTAATCTTAAATGACCTTCACTTCTAAATAAATCTCCAACTTGCTCTTCAGTTCTATCAGATTCAGCGATAGCTTGCACGGTTTCACAGATTACAATATTATCTACTGATGCTGCTACGTCAATTGTTGCTTGTTCTTGCGTGTATTCTTCCATTTTGTTTTTTTAAAAAATTATTAATTTTCAGGTAAATCTTTGTAATCATCTGCATAATTAGCTGGTAAATAAGACTCCATGCTAGTTATCTGCTCAGCGCTACATTCGTTTTTATAAAAGTCGTTTGCTAACAACCATTTAAAGTGATCTTTAACTGCTTGTAATTGCTCTGCTGTAGTATTTGAATCTGCAGCTTGTGCTAATTGACCATCTACTTGACTTGTAATAATAGCTTTATGATCATCTGGTGTATTTTCTGATGTTATTGTATTTTTATACATTTTTATTAATTTTTATTATTAAGCATTTTCTAATGCTGTTACTTTTGCTGACAAATCTTTTATTGCTTGTACTAATACAGGTATTAACCTACCGTATGTAGCTTCAAGTTTTTCAGGATCATTATCATATACTAAATTTAAATAATCATCATCAACATTTTGTAAATCTTGAGCTATAAACCCAATATCTTTTTTACCTTTATTAGCACTGAAAAATTCATTACCACTTCCATCAGTTTCTGCTCTGTTATCCCATACAAACTTTTTAGGTTGTAACGAGTTAACAAAATCTAATCCGTAAGGCAATGTTTCAATATCTGTTTTATCTCTTTGATCTGATAACGCGGTAATACTTGTAACTTGACATCTTAACGTTCCAATACTTGAATTACCTAAAGTTACTTGATTACTTCCTGTGCTTTGAGCCGCATAACCTAAAGATGATGAATTAGCTATACTACTTGAATTTCCTTTAGCTTCATAACCTATAAAAGTATTTTGATTACCAGTTGTAATTGTAGCACTACTACCACCTCCTGCATTTCCAGATTTTGATCCAACAAACGTATTGAAAATACCTGTTGTTATAGCTCCACCAGATGTATTTCCTACACAAGTGTTATCACCATCACCATCTGTATTATTAGCAGCGCCACCAGCTCCAAAACCAATAAGAGTATTACCTGGACTTGTTGTTAAAGCATCACCTGCTTGAGTCCCAACAAGAGTACAGCTAGTAGCTGTTGTAACAGATAAACCAGCTTGAAAACCTACAGCTACATTATTCGCATCAGCACCTGCATTTTGAGCATTTAAAGCCCCATAACCAATGGCTGTATTTTGACCATGAGCATCTTCAGCGCTAAGAGCGTAGTTACCAATAGCCACATTATAATCCCCAGATGTAATTGCGTCACCTGTCGAAACACCTATAAGCGTGTTGTGTGTACCTGACGTAATATCGTGTCCAGCTTGATATCCCATTGCCGTGTTGTTATCTCCTGAACTTGCACCTGAAGAGCCGTAAGCAACTTGGTAACCAATAAATGTATTATTTGCGCCTGTGCTATAATAACCAGCTTCTCCACCAACTACGGTTCTATAACCATTTGATGTATTGGCGTAACTGGCAAAATAACCCATGTTTGTGTTATAACCACCAGAGGTGTTTGAATAACCAGCTTTTAAACCTATATCAATTCTACCGTTACCAGTATTACTTCTACCAGATTCTCTACCTATATGAGTATTACTACCTGCTGCTGCACTATGAGCAGCTTGGTAACCAATAGCAATTAAATCTGCAACAGCGTTATTAGTGGTGTGTCCAGCTTGATGACCAACAAAAACGTTTCTAGCTGCAGTTGTACAAGCTTCTCCAGCTTCACCACCTATAAGCACGTTATGTTGACCAGTACTAACTACTCTTCCCGCATAATAACCTACTGCAATATTAACATTTTGAGCATCATTATTTTGATTAAGTAAAGCATCATTACCTATAGCTATACTTCTAGATCCAGTATCTTCAGCGCTTAAAGCTTGATGACCAATAGCTATATTATCTGCACCAGTAGTAATTGCATCACCTGCAAGATGACCAATAGCAGTGTTTTTACTACCTTCTGTTAAAGCTGTAAGCGCTGAACTACCAATAGCTATATTACTATCGCCTGATGTTATAGCGTCCATAGCAGCTAAACCTAATGCTGTATTATTTTCAGCACTACTTAAAGTACCTGTTGTGCTGTGACCTACTATAATAGAACCAGTAAAATTAGTACCTTCTACCTTACCAGAAACACCACCGCCTGAAGCAGCAGCTAATACTATACCACCTGATGATGAGCTGTAAGTTAATACGTGACCATCTGATGATCCTAAACCTGGTATTCTTAAAAGGTTTACATTACTGTCACCCATTGTAATTGTATTACTAACATCTACAGCAGATGCAGCTGCATCATGACCTATAACAATATTATTACTACCAGTTGTTATAGATTTACCTGCGTCATGTCCAATAAGAGTGTTAGCTGTACCTGTTGAAACATCAAGACCAGCTTCATGACCTAATGCTACATTTTCACCATTAGCTCCAGCATCTTGAACTAGTAATGCTCGATATCCTATTGCTACGTTTTTACCGTGAGCATCTTCTGCGCTTAAAGCCTGATAACCTATTGCTATGTTTTTACCTCCACTAGTAAGAGCGTCTCCAGCAAGTCCACCTAATATAACATTATAATTACCTGTTGTTATATTCTCTCCAGCTGTATAACCTATAGCCACGTTTAACCCATTAGCACCTGCGTCTAAATCTCTTAGAGCTTTATGACCTATAGCAACATTACGTCCATGACCATCTTCATTTTCTAATGCATATCTACCAATAGCAACATTTGAACCTCCTGTTGTTAAAGAATTACCAGCTTGTCTTCCAATTAAAACATTTTCACCTCCAGAGGTTATAGCTCTACCAGCTTCATAACCTATAACAATATTACCATCTCCAGTTACAACACCAGTGTCCATAGTTTTAGAACCTAAGCTAGTGTTAAACTCTCCTGTAGTAGCATTTTGTTGAGATTCAGATCCAACAGCTGTATTAAAACCATTACCGTCTCCGTCTTCGTAATCTTCCAGCGCTTTGTAACCAATAGCTGTATTGTAATCACCATCAACTGATGTTTTTAAAGCGTTACGACCTACGGCTACGTTATAATTACCAATAGTAAAACCACTTCCTGCTTCTGCTCCAATTATTGTATTTTCTACACCAGTAGTCATACTGTCTGCTGCGTTATAACCTATGGCTACATTATGAGCATTAGCACCGGCATTTAAAGCGCTTAGTGCATACCAACCTATAGCTACATTATGCCCGTGAGCATCTTCAGCGCCTAGCGCTTGATAACCTACAGCTACGTTTTTACCACCTGTAGTTAAAGCGTCACCTGCTAAACTACCTACTGCAACATTTTCTTCACCTGTACTTAAGTTGTTTCCAGCTTGATGACCTAGCACAACATTATTTGATCCGCTATAGCCAGTAACTGATAAACAGTTTGTACCAATAGCTACAGTTGAACCTGCTCCTGAAGTACAGTTAGCAGCCATATAATTTCCAATAAATACAGAGCCAGTTACTACACTTGAAGCCGATAAAACACCTTGACCTATGGCTATGGTTGTACCAGGATTACCAGTACCTTTACCACAATCTTTACCTATAAGTACATTGTTACTAGCAGTAGTTAAAGCCGTACCAGCATCAAAACCTATAACAACATTACTATCACCAGTTGTTATAGCATCCATTGCGTTTATACCAAGAGCAGTATTGTTTTCAGCAGCATTTAAAGTACCAGTAGTTTCATGACCAACTATTATAGATCCAGTAAAATTTGTGCCTTCTACTTTTCCAGCTATACCAGTTGAAGCAGCTGCAAACTCTAATGCGCTTCCACCTGAATTTACTTGTAGTATTTGTCCTGCAGAACCTAAACTAGGAAAAGCAGCTGAACCACCGTTGACAGCGTATATTTCTGTAAAATTGTCGTTGCATATATCAAATGCATCTCTCAAAGGAGTTCCGGTGCCGTCATTAGCGGAAGAGCCTATATTTATTGATTGTTTAGCCATTTTTTATTTTAATTTTTTACATTATTGTATCGTCAGCAGAAAATATAGTGCTGTCAGCTTTTATTTCAGTATTATCTGCAAATAAGTTAAAAACTTCTTCTACAAGGTTACGTACATTACGCCAGTGTGTAACAAATATTTTATTACCTATTATACTCATAACTTAGTATATTGCAATTATGTCATCTGCAGTTGTACCTAAAGCAAATATTCTATCTACTTGTATTGGTAAAAAAGATCCAGCTGCTACATTTTGAAATAATATAGCTCTGTATATTTCATATTCTTCACCACTTGCCATTATATTAGAAGAAGAGTTACTAACGTCTACTAATTCAAGCGTATTTCCACTTGTTCCACCACTTATCTGTGAAACAAAAGCAGATGTTGAATCTGTAGTATTAACTACTATATCTCTTTTTTGTATTTTAATATCAGTTCCATTTCCTGTACTTCCTACAGTAATAGAAAAATTTTTAGTAGTATCTTGTAATTTATTACTAACTGTAGCTGTTGCTGATCCTGTAGCTATAGGTTGACTTTGCCCAGAAAGTAATACACATAGATCACCTTGGGTTCCTACATATACTCCAGCTCTATTAGATGCATCAACAACTGTTATATTTTGTAAATCTAAAGTATCATTTAAAAAGTTTATTGCTGCGCTACCTTTGGTACTTGCGTCTTTTATTAACACAGCTCTATTAACAGTTTCTACACCATTTTTTTCTCTGTATGTTCTGTTTCTTGAGCGATCTGCGGTATTTATATCTCCGTATGCCATTTTAATTTTGTTTTATCTAGTTTTATCTTTGTTAATTAGTTCTATTGCTTTTTTCATTACTTTGTCAGTATATGTTTTACCTTGCATAATAACATTACGCTGTTTGCTTGTAGGTAAATCTTCTTGACCTAGTAATATTCTATATATTTTGTTTATCAAAAGCTTACACTTAACCGAAGTTTTGTATAAGTTATATTTTTGTGTTGTATTATTTTTATGTCTCCAAACAACGATCCAACCTTCTCTTACTAACCTTTGCCATCTTCTTTTATCCCAAGAATAAGTATAAGTACCGTTTAAAAAGTCTTGACGTGTGAAAAGATCCATGCAATCAAAATAAATTAAAAGCTCTAGATCAGCATCATTTAAGTTATTATTTTTACAAGCCCATTTTCTAACTATACGATAATGTTTAAATAAGCCAATATCTTTAACATCTTTGGCTTCTAGCTTTCTCATAATACTATAACAACGTCATGCTGTTTTATAACTAAAAATATTTTATCATCTACTTCTACATTAAAGCCTGCGTGTTTATCGTAATATATATTATCACCATCTTTAACACCTTCGACTAAACCTCCAGCAGATTTAATAATACCTTTGCGGTATCTAATATCTTCTTTTATTTTATCTGTTAAAAGTAAACCACCTTTTGTTTTAGTAGGTTTTTCTTTTATTTCTTCTACAACTATAAATAAACCAACTGCTTTCATTATTCTCTCATATTATTGATTACACAATCAGTTGATAATATTGTAGTAGCTACAGATACGGCATTTTTTAAAGCCGTTTTAGTTACTAACACTGGATCTATAATACCAGATTTAATCATATTTGTTGATTTGCCAGTAACAACATTTGTACCCCAACCTTTTTTATTAGGTTCAGATATGTTTTCTAAACCTGCATTATTAAGTATAGTTTGATAAGGTGATTTTATAGCTTTAATAAATATGTTTTCACCTTCATTACTACCACTTAATTTTTGTGCAGCATTTAAAAGAGCAACACCACCACCTGAAACTATACCTTCTTTTATAGCTGCTTTAGTAGCGTGTATTGCGTCATCAACTCTATCTTTCTTTTCTTTTAACTCTACATCAGAGTTTGCGCCCACAGTTATAACCGCTACATTTCCTGATAAAACGCCTAAACGTTCTTGTAGTTTTTCGGTTTTTAAACTTGGCGCGTTAGAACTTAGTTGATCTTCTATTGTCTTAATTCTTTCTTTAGCAACATCAGGTATGCTAGATACTTTAAGTACAGTTGATTTACTATCAGATATAGCTCTTTCACATTGACCAAGCATATCTGGTGTAATTAAATCTACGTCATCGCCATACTCTTCATTTATATGAGTAGCACCTGTTACCGCAGCAATATCATCTAAAAAGTCTTTTTTCCAAAAGTTAAATCCTGGAGGTGCAACTACATTAGCTTTAATATTACCTTTTATTTTATTCATAACTAAAGCACTCATTGGTTGTTTTTCAAGTTCACCAATTATAAGTATACTTCTGTTATTTGTTACTGCATATTCTAATACTGTTTGTATTTTTCTTACAGTAGTTATAGGTGATGATACTAATAATACTAGAGGTTTTTCTAGTGTAACGTTTTGCTTAGTAACATCTGTAACAAAATTAGGATTTGCAAAACCTTGATTTATTTGAGAACCAGATACAACTTCAACACTTGTTTCTTCTGCGCCGTCTGGATCCATAAAAACTGTACCGTTTTTACCTACTTTTTTAAATGCTTCACCTATAATATCTCCAAGTTCTTTATCATTATTTGAAGATATTGCAGCTACTTGATCTATCATTTTACCTTCAACAGGTATAGACACTTTATCTAAATAGTTTACAGTTTCTTCGTAAGCTTTATTAATGTCATTTTTAATATCACGTAAAGATCCTTTATAGTCTTTAGCTTCTTTTAATATAGCTTGAGCAAGAACTGTAGCTGTTGTTGTGCCATCACCTGCTTCGCTAACTGTTTTTCTAGCTGCTTCTTTTATAAGCGTAGCACCTATATTTTCAACTGGATCGTGAAGGTTTACTGAGTTAGCTACAGTAACACCATCTTTTGTAATCATAGGTCTTCCCATGAAGTCTTCCAGAATAACACATTTACCGCTAGCTCCAAGTGTAGAGCTAACGGCTTTTGTGAGTTTAGTAATACCAGTGAACACTTTATCTTGAGCATCACTGCCAAAGTTTAAGTGCTTCACTATTTCTTGTGAGTTTTGCATTAGATTAAATTATATTAAATTAAAAATACTACTTAAATGTTTTAACTACTTTTGGGCCTTTTAAATAGTCGAGCTTTTTC